TGACATGGTAATCTTAAAGTTGTTTGCTGCATTTAGGTCCATGGTAAGAGTACCACCACTTGCTGACAAGGCATCTTGGTCTAAACGAATAGAGCCTGTCATAGTACCACCAGCTAATGGTAGTTTAGCGGCGATGCTGTTTGTATAATAGCTACCATGTTCCCCATCTAGTAAGTCTGCGTCAAGACCAGATGAACCACCGTCTACTGTTTTGATAGCAGTAAGTATCTCAGCAGCAGTCTGATCAGCAGTAGCACCTGCTTCAATGCCATCTAGCTTACTACCATCTGTAGCTACATCACGTCCATCTACAGTACCAGTAACTGTAATATTACCTGTAACATCAATACCTGCAGCAAAGTCTACATTAGCATCAAACTGCCCACCTGTAGATTTAGGTACAGTATCAGCTAAAGTGTTAATGTCTGCAGAGGCTACAGTAATAAATACTTCTGATGTACCAGACAAGTTAAGTAAAGACCCAGTAGAGCTAGACTCATAAGATCTTGTCATTTGAGTACCGCTAGAAGAGTAAACTCCCGTTCCTACTTCCCAGCTATCCCCATTAGTAATCGTATACCTTACTGAATTACCGTTAAGGATGCCCCCTTGAGCAAAGGTTTGAAAACCATCTACTGCAGACCCAAGACTTATAGTTCCTGTTCCTGTACTAGATGTACTTACTTTTACACGATCCGCAAACTTAATTGTCATAGGTAGGCACCCTTAAAGGTATTTTATGCAATACGAATTACTGCCGTAGATGCACCCGCTGCAGGAAACTGAATGGTCAAGTCTCCGGCTGTTGCGCTTACTGTACCACCAAAGTCAATAACTGCTATTGCTTTGTTAGACTGTGAAGAATTGTAGATTATACAACCATCTGTAGAAACAGTAACATTTGAAAATACTTCGTCAGTAAAGTCAACAATAGCAGTAGTACCTGCTAAAGTAATTGATGCTCCATCCAGTGTTTGACCACCTGCAGAGTAGTTTGTTCCTGATGCTTCATCTGAGTTACCAGTAACATCTGAGTAGTTAGTAGTAGCTGCACCATACGTACCTGATGGTGAGGCTTTAATTAGAGCCAGTTTTAGTGTGTGAGTATCAAGATCGTGAACACCGCCAAGTAGCTCTTGCTTGAACGAGTTGCACATTGCTGTAGTAATAGCCATTGAAGGTATCCTTTATAATAAGCACAAAGGGGCCAGCATATAGCCAGCCCCTAAGTATAACATTAATTAAGCAGCGTTGTATGCTGCAGTGACCAACGCTTGTGGGCGAAGAATTTTGCGACCGTAAAGGTGCATACCGCGCACGATGTCAGCGAATGAATCAGGATCACGGTAGTTTTCAACGTTGTTGATCTGCTCTGCAGAAGCAACAGCATCATCCTGACCACCCAAGATAACACCAAAGTTGGCATCTTGAGCTAAAGCACCAGAAGTGCCAGCGCCAGTACCTTTAGCAGGTAGAGAGTTTGAAACGTATACACGGAAACCGTGTAAGTTGTTCAAGACAAGACCATTTTGCAAGCCAGAACCACCGAAATCGGCGTTCAACATACGACTGTCTTCGTCTTTGAGCATCTCTACAAACACCGGGTCAACAACGAGCCATCTTCCTCGTGCGTCAACGTTAGCTGTGTCCATCTGACGAGCCATACGTGCAATAACTGTCAAAGGTGAGACAGTTGCAGATGACAGTGCAGTTGCACCAGGCAAACGTGGGGCCAATGGAATTGAGTCACCAGTTGCGTAGGCTGTTGAAGCTGAGTCAGCAGAACCCAACTGACCAAAATCAGTAGCGTCCAAGTGATTCACTTTCAAAAATTCACCATCAAGCTCACCAGCAGTTGGGTGCTGTGCATCACCAGAGGTAGATGTAATCAGCGCACCTGCAGCGGTGAAACCAGACATGTATGACAGTACGTCTGCATCCATTGAGTCAGCCATTTTAAATGCTGCACGATCAGATGCCAAACGAACAAAGTCTACATTGGCGAATTGCTCTTCAATGTCATCCATCTTAAAGGCAAAGTAGTTTGCTTTGTCGATGGTCAATGAAAAGTCAGAGTCATCAAGCTTCTCAACAGAGATGTTTGTATGACGCTGTAGAGCATTAACAGTTACGTCTGGCTCTTTTTGGATGCGAACAGTGTCGCCTTGGTTTGCAATCTCACCAAAATATGAGTTGTTGGTAATTGCGTTAGTGACAGCAGAGCGCCGTAGAGCAATCTGTGCCTGTTTTGAGTAGATAATCGGAGAGAAGTTTCCGTTAAATCCACCTGATGCGGATGTAATAGCCATAATGGTTTCCTTTCAATGATATGGCGTTTATAGTAACACTATACCCACTTGAAAGAGGCCTTCTGTACTAGGGTAGTCAGCTTTGCTTTAGAGATGCCTCTCTGTAAGCGCTGGGCCTATACATCAGGGTAAGTCTTATATTTGTGGCGATTGTGCTTTGCAATAAAAGCATACACACACTTTAATATATGTGTATATGCTATAGTTTTATCTATGATAATGCTAATGTCAACTACTTCTTTGACATATCATAAATAAATTTACCAGAGCGCTGAGCATCTAAAATCTCATCCATGCGCTTCTCATATTCTTTAATAGACATTTTAGCTACCATAGATTCGCTAATATAGTTAGATGAATCGTCTGGGTTAGGTGTAGATACCTTCTTAGCTTTTACAGAAGAAGCAGCATTCTTATCGCTGCTAGACTGCTTCATTGTCTTAATGCCTTTATCTATTTTGTATAAGTCTAATACACGAGCTACAGATTTAGCATCATCTGTATTCTCATATAAAGCATCTTGTACCCACTTAGGTTGTTCTTCTGCCCAACTATGGAATGCATCATCTTCGCGGATCTGTGCGAAGTCAGGGTGCATATTAAGTAGCTCCACTTCTGCCTTTTCTTTCTTGGCTTGTGTACGCATACCTTCTATCTCTTGTAGTCGCGTATCTAGGTCAGAGGCTCGTTCATTAGCTTTCTTATCCGCAATAGCTTCAATGATGCCAGCTACGTCAGGGTATTTCTTAGTCCAAGCATCAATCTCTTCTTCTGACTTAGGTAGTACAAGCTCATTCTTAGCAGCTAAGTCTAGTTGACCTTTTAGCTTCTCTAACTCCGCTTTATACTCTGCATCTTTCTCTTGCATGTACTTACGAATATCAGAGTATCGCTTCTTAAAGCTTTTCTCTTCTGCACTTAGATCAGCGTCATCTGTTTCGGATGCTTTTGCTTTCTCTGGGGCTTCTTCTTGTTTGGTATCACTTGTTGGTGGTACTGGGGATTCGACAGGCTCTGAGCTACTGGGTTCCTCTTGAGTAGCTTCTTCTGTTGAGGCTTCTTGCTCTTCATCGTCCTGTTTTATGCCAGCCTCTTTTAAAAGCTGAGCTAACTCCTGTTCATCCTTTTGTACGCGAGACATATTACGCATATGTGATGCAGATTCAACTGCAATAGTTTGGGCTTCCGACATTTCTTACTCCTTTATGTTGGGGCCAGCCTAAGCTGGGTAGCCTTATAGTTATTTATTGTCGTTTAGTTATTACTTCTTTTTGTTCTTCTTCATCAAGCCGCCTTTGTTAAAGCCACCACCTCTAGCTATTTTAGATGCATAGGTTTCTCTGTTGCCTGTACCTTTAGTATCAGCTTTTGTGTCTTTCACACTACGAGCACCGCCAGAGGTAGGTGCAGAAACGCCTTCACTTTTAGCAACACGCGCAGCCTGTGCATTACTTTGTGCTATTTGTGCTGCAGAAGGGCCATCATCTCTATCTCTAGAGGGTTTAGGTGCAGGTTTAGTAATATCATCTTTAGTAACAGCGCCTACATGATTACCTAAATTTGTATTAGACTTTGTACCTGTACCACCTGTACGTCTAGCTCCCGACCAGCTATCTGACTGAGATGGTCCTTGAATACCAGATCCACCTACGTCAAAACCAAGCAAGTCGCCCAACCAAGTATCACCAAAGTCTATTTTACCATTACCGTCTACATCTTGAAGGATGCCGCCGCCGCCAAGTAGACCACCACCGCCTGTAATACCAGAACCTTTTTCTTTACCTCTAGTGGTAACGCCATCAAATAGTTTCTGTATCTTAGCTCTATCTGCATCTGTTTTTGCAACTTTGTAACGATCAGCTAACTCTCTAGCTACAGCAAATCCTGTAACTCTTTTACCTATTGAAGCAATAAGACCTACAGGCCCAGCAAATGCACCTATACCACTGATTGCTTTATTTACTTTAGGATCACCTAATTTTTCTGCCAAACCAAATAGGTCTTCATTTGAGTAGTCTTTAAAAGTATTTTGAGCAGCCTTTACTTTCTCTTCTTCATTTCTAAATGAGTTACTTTCATTAGAAGGGCTTACTGATGAAGACTCGCCAGTATCAGGCTGCTCTACTGTAACCTCTGGGGCAGGATTGTAATTTTCTGATGTAACATATCCTTGATCAATTAGTAGCTTTGCTGCAGAATCAGGTTGCCCATTAACAAAACGCAATGTAGCCACAGTACCTGTAGTAGGGTCACGGTATTCTCTATACTCAATATTATCAGCCATAAAGTTTGTTTCAAATATAGCGGATACATCAGGTATAACAGGCTGTTGAGGCATTACAGGTGTAGTTACGTCTCCACCCTCATTGTAACCTTTTAAGTATCCACCATCCTTCATATTGACCATAGGCTGATCTTCTGCGACTGTCTGTAGCTCAGAGATGTCAAACGGGAAGTCTTCATCCTCTGGCTCAACCATTTCCATACCCTCTGGTGGTAATGGCTCTCCACCGATACGACCATTGGCTTCCATCTCAGCAAAGCCTTCTTTGGCTTGTGTACGTAGGTCTTCAAAGAATTTAACACCATAAAAGCGTACAACGTCAGCAGGTACAACATACTCGCCTTCACTTAGCTGTGCAGGAATATCATCACGTACCTCTTCGGGTAGTGAACCTGTAGGCACTTCATTACCTGATACAGGATCTACATCTTCTACTGAGCCGCCCAGCGCAAAGGCCATTCTAGTTTGTTCATCCATAGCCATTCCACCTTCGTTAAAATTTGCTTTAACGCCTGTGACTTTATTCTCAAACTGAAATTGAGGATCATCAGGCGTTGTCTTTTTTGCTTTTTTAGCAAATACTAATGGGCCTACTTGCATTACCTGCTCAGCAGAAACAACAGGCATACCATCAGCTTTATCATAGAAGTACGAAGCTCTATAAGGATTCATACCCACCTGTACCCACTCAGGATCATCAAACAGAGTCTCTACTGTCTTATAAACATCTTCTGGGTCCATATTCTGCCACTCACCTTGCATTCTAGCAATAGTAGTTTTTGCTGAACCTGTGGCAATCTTTGAAGCTGCTAATGGATTAGTGGTGAAGTTTACATTATTAAGAACAGCAGACTGTCCATAACCTACGGTTTTACCATCTTTTACAGAACCATCATGTAAGGATACAACCCAAGTATCAGAGTTATTATAAGCAGGTATATCTAATCTAGAAGAAATAAGTGTACCATCTTCGATAGCTTTATTTACACCTAACACACCTTTCTTTGTTTTTCGTGGATCTGTAGCGTGTAAAGCCTTTACAACCTCTTCTTTTGTTGGAAACTTTGGCATCTCCGTAATGGGTTTAATAGGTTGTCTCTCATCTGATAGTTTTCTAAACTCTTCTGATGTTATTTTACCCTCACGAAGATTAGTAGCTGCAGCAGCCATTTCATCGTCTGGTGGTATTCTAAACTTATCTTTTGCGTAGTTTGCTGCTTTCCAATCAGCTAGGTCTTTTTCGGAAAAACCTAAATCATCTACAGCGTCAGAGGTAGCATCTAAAGTAAGAGGTCTGGGTTTTGAGGGTACATCTCCCGTACCCTTATATATAGTACCGTCTGGCATTTGTATATCTAGACTACTAGGATCTGCTTTAGGGCCAATTCTATAAGGAAGTTTAATATCTAAGGTAGCAAGGTTTTTCCTTAAATCAGCATTGCTTACAGTACCCTTTGCCCATTCATCAATCATATCTTCCATTTTAAGAGTAAGATCATAGTCATACTCTACATCAAATGGGTCTTTAGGTTTTAACCTAATATTACCGCCCATACTACCTAACGCATTGGGATCAACCTCAATACGCTTTACAGTCTCTGCAGCCTTTTTAGCACCAGCCCTTATCGCATTAGCTGCAGCATCACCCAATCCCGGAACAAGCCCTACAAGAGCAGCCCCGCCTAGTGCACCCGCGAGAAAGTAATTAGGATCT